ATGAGGAACAGAAAGAACGATAAAAACGGTGATAATAATAAACTAACTGAGCGCAATAAAAGGAGATTCGTATTAATTGGTACATTTGTTATGCTTTACGTGACTAAGGCGATTACGATCGCTACAGGTAACGTTTATATCGGCGGGCTAGGCGTGGTTTTAGCTCTAGCGGTGGCGGCTGCGTTTATAACTGAAATGATAGGCAAACGTATTCGTAAACGGAAGGAATCGGAATAGAATCGAATTTGATATCGCAGACTTGTCATGTTAACGGGATTTCTATATACTGCTAACGATATCATGACGCGAAAGGTTGAGATCATGGCGAAGATTAAAGTAGAGTATATCGAAGTTGATGGCGACATAACTGCGGCTAAAATGTGCCGAGGGTGTTCAAAGCTATTACCGTTAGATTTATATTATAAAAATGCGCGTGGGATAGGCGGTGCTGCCAGTAAATGCCGAATATGTTCGTCACGCAGCGAAGGAAGCGCACCACCAGTCGAAGTTGAGCTAATTCGTGTAGAAGGATTGGAAGGTGGATCGGTAAGATCGTTCGTAAGAGGGCGAAAGTGTAAGACGTGTCACGTATTAAAACCCTTTAGCGAGTATCACGTAGACAATCACGCGAAAACGGGATATATGGCGGTATGTAAGGCGTGTAGATCGATGCATAGAAGTGATACAAACAGTGATAATAATAAAGAATAGTTGTATGTACATATTTTCTGTTATAGGGTGATGCGTCTGACTTATGCTAATTAGTGTAAGTCTTTTTTATTGGAAGTTAGCGCCAAAATGAAAAGGCTATTCTTTTATATAAAATTGTGCAATACGAAACAATAGATGATAATATAATAAGTGTAGTAAATAAAAGACGCGTCAGTCACTAGTAATTACACGAAATAGTGGAGATCCACAATACTCGCAAGATACCACTCACCACAAACGATATTAATGCGGATCACCACACGTGAAACCACACGTAATTCCGCACAAAACGAAGGTACACAAGAGTATGAAATTTAATACAAAGATATTACGAAGAAATGCGCGGCAAAGGTCGGTATATAAACGAACGGAAACCGATCTTCACCACTTGCCGCATTCGATGCGCGAACATATGGCGGACACCACTCGCCTATATAACGAGGTTACACTATAACTGAATACTGAATCGCTCACCACATTAAATATACGGCGTTAGAAATCGGATTAACCACCCGACATCTAGCGTCTTTTTAATGTGTTTATAAATTTCGGAGTATCTTATATAAATTTAATAGCCCTTGTTAAATTAAAGAAATAAGTCATAATAACGGATTATGGTTTATATTAGTGTTTAACGGGGATTTATTTTCTTTTGTGTACCTAGATATAGGAGAATCTTTGTTTAAGGCGAATTTGTGGGTATTTGTGCGATTTTTAATGTAGTTATTGATGATAATGTTTTATTTTTTTCAAAAAACTGTTTACAGCAGAGTCGTTTTTGTTATACTATGGTTAAGACGGTATGTTGTTGACTTTTAGTAAACAATAGGTTATCCTTCTAGATTGCTTATTTTTAGAAGATATAATATTTAGCGATCAAGATGAAAAATAGAATAAAAAAAAGACGCATTTAACTTGTGGGAAAGTTAAAATACGTCTGAAATAATAGAAACCTTAAAACAAAAAAACTACGATTATTGCTTGTCCTTTTCGATGTGCTGAATTTGTTTGACCTCAACAGTTGGGAGCTGTTGATTAGTAGCCGCTTTTTCTTGGTGGGCAATAAGGCTTAACAAGAAAATTCCAGCAGTGAATAAAAGAGCAAGTAAAGCAAAGATAGCCATGAAAAGATTCACGACATTATTACCATCATTATTCATGTGCAGGTACCTCCGTATTAAATTGAGTAAGATCTGTATGTACATTCAAAAAATTAAGCAATGCTTATGTACGAATTGTACCGCCTTTCCGATTTTCCTTATCTTGCATCTTACCGTTTTTAATTGTATAGCAAAATCTGAAAACTTTCAATAAATATTTTTCGACATTTTTTTACCTTTTAAATCATTTTATTATAATATATTGTTTTTAATTTTACATACATTTTATAAGGTATTGTGATGATTGACGGTGTGATACGGGCTTCGTGGTGTACGAAATGGTATTAGTACTTCTATTAGACGTACCACCGCTATTAGAGGCAGTCTATGTAGTTGTGTTCTAGCGTTATCACGTTGGATATATCGCAGCTCCTTTTTTTATTTATGTACTATATCGCATAATTTAAATATTAATGTAAACACATGTGATAGTCCCGATGAAACGGCGATCCCTTGGGACTCTAGGGTTACGTGTAACGTGAGTAGTTACGACAGTATACGTATATGAGATTTCATAGGGATCGGTACACTTCGCTACATTTCGGTAGTACTTCGTGCATATCGCTAGCAATTTCTAATAGATTGCGTATAGTGGGCGTTGTACATCGATACATATGTGTAGTGCTTCGTAGTGATCAGTAGGTATCTGCGTATTTTCTTCGCTACATCAGCACGGTGTCGTATTGGACAAGCCTTCCTAAACCCATAGGGTTATAAATGCCGACCTGATTTGCGCAGACACAATAAAAAGACACCGATGTTATTTCGCCGATGCCTCGTACTCTTTTACCTTCTTATAAAATGTCGCTTTCTTCATATTCACCGCTGCCATAAACTCGACTGCCATGATCTTCTTCGCTTTCCATTCGCTATATAGTCGATCCCAGTCCGCAGGAAGCTCCATAACAGGGCGACCGAGGTGTTTGCCTTTCTCCTTCGCTGCGTCGATTCCCTCTCGTTGGCGCTGCTTAATCGTTTCTCGTTCCTGCTGCGCGATTGACGTATAAACTTCTATTATAATGTTGTTAATCATTTCAATAACCCAATCTTGACCTTCGGGAACATCTGCCATTGTCGTAGGAAGGTCTATAATTTTAACGCGAATCTTCTCTCGTTTGAAATATTCGAGATACTCTTTGATCTGCGCTTTGTTCCGACCGAGACGATCGATCGATTTAATATACAATATATCTCCCGCGCGCATCGCTTTAAGCATATTCTGAAAGCCGTCTCGTTCGAAGTCTTTTCCACTAGCCTTATCACTGTAGATATATTTTGTATCCGTTACGTACGATTCTAATGCCTTATATTGTCGGTCAAGGTGCTGATCCTGACTTGACACGCGAATGTACCCAAAGCTGATCGCCATAATGAAAACCCCGTTTCTTTTATCGTTAACCTAAATATACACCACAAGTACATAAAGGTCAATTATATTATAGACGTCTACAAAGGTTTATTTTTATCGGTTGATAGACGTATATATGAACGTTTTCTCAGTGTCTACAAATGTGTACCTTTTTAGACTGCTATCCACGGGAAGCATAGTATATCAAATAGGGCGCACCATATACCGTAATTTCTAGCGACCACACCGCAGTATGTATATTTAACAAGGGCGGTATACCAACGACCAACACCCCGCCATACAATGCCGATATACCATACCGTATTACCCCGATATAACAAGCCCGCCATATGTTACTGCACACATAGTCGATATAGGTCGTCTCGCATTCGTTCTATATAATCATTAGCATTTCCCTTCCTGCGCTTATGTCGTAAGTCTATGCGATAATATATCGATACATCTATACGACTACACCGCACGCCACCACACCATATCACTACACGGTCGTAATGTCGCACGTAACGGCTGCTGCGTCTACTGTATGTAATTGTATTAATTGTATTCGAATCTATTTAAAAGCATCGTAAAAAGAATCGTGAGAAGAATTATAAAACGTTTGTCTTCGTTCTCTTTGATCGTTGTCTTCGAAGTGATTCGATTATCTTTCTTCTATTAAAAGAATAAAAGAATTTAATTAATCTTCTTCTTCGTTCTCTCTTCGATTAACAAGCGAATTCACAACGCATCTAACAAGGCAGTTAACAAGCACGTTAACAAGGTCGTGAACGAGTCGAAGTGTTCGCCGTCAATGTCTCGCAGCGAGTCGAAGCTAATTGAGAGAGGTCGCGCCACGTCGTCACCCAAATTCAGAAAAAATCCAAAAACCCCCATGTGCCACCATCCAGACCGTGCAGCACTCTGTTATGTATAGTCTGATAGATTTTTGCCTCAAGGGGTTTACGCAGCAGCTAACGAAGCCTATCGATTTCACCAACGCCACCCGAAACCCAGCGATCACACTTCGTAAAAAATCCGCTCACATATTTTATACTCAAGGCGTCATATGCGTCATCTAGCGGCTTGTGTACGGTTTCTGACGTGTTTCTTCCTATATAAGATATTCGAATTATTATCGCAGCCCTATCGACCTTTTAACGAGGTTTCACGTACCTATATAAATATAATCGCATAATTAACCTAAATTATAGAGAGTTCGCCCTTATTCGATTGTATGAGCGTTTATATCAGTGTTGGGAGATAACGAGCGATAAAGAAAAAAGAAATTATCGACGTTAACCCAAAACAGAATAGTACAAGCGTTTATATTCGTGTAAGCATAAAACGCAGAGCACGGCGGCGAGGATATATTATTTAAAATCTTCTTCACTATTAATTACTTAATATATCTTATGCGTAACACTACGAGAATTCGTCTTTTTGAATTCGTAGTAGAGATATATTTTAAAGTTCTATTTTAAAGATTTATTTAAAGATATATTACGTATTCGGAAAGATACCTAACTAGTATTTGGAAAGATACTTAGTAGTATTCGCTACGATACTTAGTAGTATTCGGAAAGATACCACATCATAAGGAGAGGTTAAGAATGCAGGACAACAAGAAAAAGAAAATCGAATCAGCATCGGAAATACTAAAGAAATGCGCAGCGCAGCCGACATTCAACAAGGGCGATTTTGGCGACGGTATTCGTTGGACTCGTATTCCTAGCGATCTAAGAAATTACTTATTCTTATCGGACTACGGCGTCAGGGAAGCAACATTAATGCTCTATATGATCCTAGTCGAATATTTCAACGAAGATGATGGCTGCGCATATCCTACGCAGAGTCAACTAGCTCTACAAATGAACAAGAAGCCTAACGCGATAAAAGGCTACATCAAAACGTTAAAAGACGTCGGATTGATTAAAGTCGTATCACGCGGAAAAGGTTTTTCTAATCGCTACCTTCCGTTACAACCGCTAGAAAAAAGTGTCCTATTATCTCGATTCAAGTCAGCAAACGAGAGATATACGAAGCTATGCGCAGAATTAAAAGATCACGATCAACGCGATATGGAGCGAATGCCCGATCATATGAAGGCGAATAGGGAGCGAAGAGAAGGTCAAGGCATAACGATCTAATCGAATTATACGAAGAAAGGGGGATCGATCATCGTTGGTTATGAGAATAGTAGACGACTAAATTATAAAAATAATCGGAGGTTTTAAAAATGAGAAATAAGAAACAATGTTCATACTGCGGAAAAGTTAAAAATCTAGAGGAATTTCACAACCACGTGAGGACGTTCGATGGAAAACAAACACGATGCAAACCATGTAATGTAGCTTCAAAAACAACGAATAAATGGACGCCGATTATTCAGATCGAAGTCAACGGAGAGGTTATAGATCACCGAGAATGCAAAGACTGCGACGATACGCTACCGTTAGATAGTTTTTACAGAAACGGACGCGGAGGTTTTAAACCACGCTGCAAAATGTGCTATAACGCGAGAATAGAGAAAGCGAAGGCTATGCGCTAGGTACTAGACGGCGAATAAAAATAATGAAAAATTAGATTGCTAGTACAATATTAGGTCAATTAGGGGTACAGATAGTATGAAGGAAGAAAGACAATGATCGCTCTAAACGTACTAATTCTTCCGATTCCCGAATTAGAAATGATAAAGACATGTGAAGTTATTAGGTGACAGGAACTTTCCCCCTGTTACCTCTCTTTTGGGCGTTTGCCACACGCCACTTTTATGATAGTAATTCTTCGAAGATCTACCGTTACGTGATCGCCTTCCTGCACGATAGCGTGTCGGTAGATTTATTTTTAAAGTAAAACTAATCAATGACAAGGAGCCTAAAAGAATGAATCCTAAAGTATTATCATTATTCCTACAATTATCGGGAATCACACAACGTCAATTAGCGAAGATGCTAAAAGTATCACAAGCGACCGTTTTTAATTGGACAATAGGAAAATATGAAATGAAACGCAGTAACTATAATGATCTCGTAGATATTATCGGCGAACATAATATTTTCCTACTCGAAGTACAAGCGGGATCAAACGAAGCAATATCGAACGACCTAAAACTAAGAATAAAGGAGCAGTTAAAATGAGTAATCACGAGAAAGAGCACGACAAAAACAAAGATTCACGACCGTTAGTTGTCGCGGACGTACATGAATTCGCCGACAAATGGTTTCTTATCGCAGTAATGTACGAAGAGGGACATGTAGTAGCGAATATAGTTACGCCATTACATCAATTAGTCGAAGAGGGTGGAACAATTCCGAACAAGCTGCGTGAGATCGTACTATTAAACTCTCGACAACCATCGGAAAATATGGCATTCGATGTAATGACGAATACAAGCGTAATTTATGGCGAACTATTAAAAGAAAGCGAGATTTTATGCTTACTAGTAGAAGCGGAAAAGACAACAGAAACGAAGCGCACTATCGATAATCCACACGTACAAGAATGTATTTTAGGATTATTGGAAGAGGACGAGCAAACACGATTACAAGCGTTAGTCGAAGCGCGAGCAAATCGCAGCGTAGCAGAAACGAAGGCAGCAGCCGCACAAGTTGCAGCAGAAGCCATGGAAATAACGAAGAAAAAAGGATTATTATTCGGTAGGATGTGCGATTGGTTCGCAAAGGTATGGCGAGGTTTAAAGGTATGATGGTTCGCGACCACGGAAGCCATGTCGATATTGAAGGCGATGAAGAAATATTAAAACTAGCGGGATTCTATCACGAGCCTACAAAACAAAATCCCGAAGATACGCGATATACATATAAGGAATTATACTGGCTCTTCGATAGAGCTTGGAAGACGAGAAAACGCGACCATGCTGCGATTTATTCCGTAGCTAGATCGTGCTATATCGGTCGGACAAATACAGAAAGAGGATATTACAAATAAAAACTAAAAAATTAATCGGAGGTTTTAAAAATGACAGTAGAAAACACACAAACAAACGTAGAGATATTAAAAGGAAAATTAATGGAAGCACGATCTATTCAAGGCGATCTAACGCGATATATGGCACGTGAATTTATGCCCGAAGTTAGAGAAGCACGTCAAAATATCGGATGGGATAAGACATTGACGGCACAAGGCAAGAAGGAGAAGAGAGAGAAGCACGCCTTCCAACGAGAAGCAGCGTTATTAACGTATATCGAGAATGAGCACAAAAGTTATTCGGCAGTTGTCGGCGATATCGTAACGGCAGCCGAAGACATTCTATTAAAGGATGTCGAAGCACCGAACGAGCGAGAGCAATCTTTATTCGATCTAGAAGCGAAGAAACTACAAAATGCAGTAACGTTCGCAGCGACGACGCCCGCAAAAATCGAAGCTCTAAAAAACTATGCTGCGCTAGGTGATCGAGGTCAAGCGTATGCGAAGCAAGTACATGATAAATTTACGGAAATGGCGGCAGAGGTAATTCAAGGCGCTACGAATCCAACGGATAAAGTCGCTTTAACAAAGGCGCTAGGTACAGTTCATTCGCAGTTAGAATCATTAACAGTTAGCGACGAACAAAAGGAGATTGCGGGGATTCTTGATACCGCGAAGCGAATGAAAAACGCCCACTTCGTTAATACGGCGGTACTAGGGAATGCGTTGAAAGAGGTTTCACCGAATACGTTTAAATATGCGAACGATCGCGGAACACACCTAGCATTATTTAACGAAGAGTACGGGGAATACTTACAAGCGAGAAAATATGGAAACTTAATCGGATAGTACTACACCACATATTAAACGAAGGGGTGATAAAAATGAAAACGAACGATGAAGTAATGGCAGAATACGAAGTCGCTAAGAAAGTACGAACTAAGAGAGTTCGATCAGGTCAGATCACGTCGAGGTATTACGAACCTAGATCCGAATCGCAGCGAGATCCGAAGCAACCCATCGTAATTCACGGCATGGCATCGGCTAGACATCTAAACTCGAATTAATACTAAGAAATGGCGGAGCTGCTGCGATTCGTAGCGGCTTCCATAATCTTTTTAAATACGACAATATATAGGGGGTTTTACATATGAAACAGAATAAGCGAGTAATCAGGGCGAGTACAAGTGATTTAGTAGCAGCGATCACGGACGGAATGCAGCGATTCGGCAGCCGTAGCAATTTTAATTTAATTAACGAAGGCAGCGAAGATGTGCCGAACTGGGTAGCGATTGAGAGAAAAACGCGAGGTAATGCGGGAATGGAAGCGTACGAGGCTCGTATTAATGCGAAGAACGCAGCGCAGCGAAGGCGAAGACCGTCGATCGTAGGCGGATTGATATAGTTTAATCGAATAATTTCACATACCGTGTTTAAAAACAAAGAAAGGAGATCGATATACATCGTCAATTGGCGGCTGCTATGCCGCACTAATACGAATTGGAGCGATGTAAGATGGCAACTGCGGGTGAAATAAAAGCAAAATTAACCCTCGACAATGCACAATTTAAACGGGGAATGCAAGAAGCACAAACACAAATGCAACAAACTTCAAAGAGTTCTAAAAATACTTCCGATGGAATGTCGGCACTAGGGAAGGCGTCAGCAGTAGCGGGCGTAGCCATCGTTGCAAGTGTGGGGGCTTCCGTAAAGGCTGCGGCGAACTTCGAACAAAGTATGGCGAAGGTTAAAGCGATCAGTGGCGCGACCGATTCCGAATTTAAACAACTAGAAAATACGGCGAAGCATTTAGGTGCTACGACGCAGTTTAGCGCCTCACAAGCGGCGGAAGGTCTTTCTTTTCTATCGCTAGCGGGTTTCAAAGCGCAAGACAGTATCGACGCAATACCATCGGTATTAAATCTAGCTGCTGCGGGCGCTATTGATTTAGGAAGTGCGGCTGATATAGCTAGTAACATAATGACAGGTTTCGGACTTTCCGCGCAAGATACGGGACACGCGACGGACGTGCTAGCGAAGACGTTCACGACTGCGAATACCGATATGAATCAGCTAGGGATGGCAATGAAATACGTTGCACCAGTAGCGAATGCGTTAGGTTGGGATATTACCGACGCAGCGACGGCAGTAGCGAAAATGTCTGACGCAGGTATTCAAGGATCACAAGCAGGTACGTCTTTACGTGCTGCGCTACTATCTTTAGCGAATCCGACGGGACAAACGCAAAAGGCATTCGAGAAGCTAGGAATTTCCGTAGTAGATGCGAACGGGCAATTTAAACCACTTCCCGAATTAATCGGTCATATTAGTTCAAAAATGGACGGAATGACGGACGCACAAAAGACCGTTACTGCGGCACAATTAGTCGGAACGGAAGCAAGTGCAGGTTTTCTCGCGTTATTAGCACAAGGACAGCCCGCATTACAGGCGTATAAAACAACGTTAGAAGAATCGGGCGGAACTGCGGAACGCGTCGCACGAATTCAACAAGAGACGTTATTAGGCGCATGGAATCAGCTTGCATCGGCGGCGGAAGGTCTAGCGATCAATCTAGGACAAGCGCTATTACCTGCATTTACTGCGGTAGCACAAGGCGCAGCAGCGTTAGTTGGCGGACTAGCACAATTAGATCCTGCATTTTTAACGGGCGGACTAGCAGCGGCAGCATTCGCAGCGGGTGCGATATTAGTAGCGAACAACATTACGAAGATCACCGCAGCGGTCAAGATTTTAGGTACTGCGCTTATAACGAATCCTGCTACGGCATGGATCGCGGGCGTATCGTTAGCGGTTGGCGCATTAACTACGGTTCTTATGAAGGCGTCAGGATCTACGAGAGAATACAAAGAGGTGTCGTTAGACGCGTATAAATCGTTAGGTGAACAAGCCGACGGAATGTACCAATTAGCGGACAGACACGACGCATTAAAGAAGAAAATCAATCTAACTACGGATGAAATGTTACGCTATCGCGATCTAACTACCGAGATTCACAAGGCGGAAGAAGGCGATTCTAAGCAAAAACTTATCGCAGAATACGAGCAGTTAGGTAAAAAGTCAGGCGCTACAAAAGAGGAATTAAACGAATATCTAGAAGTTAACGCGGAGATCATAGCAAAAGCACCCGCGACAGAACAAGCCTTCGACAAAAAGGGAAATGCAATCGCTAAAACTTCCGACGAGGCTAGAAAACTAGGTGATTCGTATAAGGAAATGCAGCGCATCGAGTTAGAGTTACAACAAACTCAACTTATGATAAATCAGAAAAAAGATCTAGAAGAAATGATCGAATCTGCGAAGAATTATAACGAAGCGTTAAAAGATCGCGCAGGACTCGTTAAAAATCAAGCGGACGCACAAAAAGGCTATGATAAAGCACGACGAGAGTATAATGACGCCGTAGAACGTGGGGACGAGCGACAGATAGAGAACGCGAGCCAATATCTAGCACGTAAGCGAGAAACGTTAACGGCAGCAAATACGGAATTAGCCGTAAATAAAGCTGCGGGAACAGAGTTAAAAGGTCAAATGAATGCAGCGCAGCAACGTTTACAACTAAGCGAGAAAACTACGAATGCAGTTATCGAAGAACATGCGGCAGCCGTAGGAATTACGGGCGCAGTTGGCGAATTGTCAGGGAAAGTTAACGAGAGACTAAGCGCCGAACAAAACGTACTATCTGAATTAGATAAACAGAAAAAATCGGGTGAAGGTTTAAGCAAAGAGCAGGAACAACAATACGAATCTGCGTCGAAGCAAGTCGAGAAGCTAAAGGAAGCGAAGTCGGCAATCGATCAGGCTAAAGAGAATCACGCGTCATATAAACAAGGTGTCGATGAAACTACGGAATCTATCGAATTAATGAATGACGCACTAGAAAAGCCGACCGATAAAAAGGTTAAAACGAACATCGACGAAGAGAAGCAGAAAGCCGACGAACTTCACGAGAAGGCGGAAAAAGAAGCCACTAAGAAGACGAAGGGCGATACTACCGACGTCGATGCAAAGAATGCAGAAGCCGACAAGAAAGCGCAGAAAGAAAACGTCAAGAAGACGAAGGGCGATACGTCGGATCACGATGCTAAAAACGCCGAAGCCGACAAGAAAGGCTCGAAGGAGAATACGAAGAAAACGAAGGGTGAAACATCCGACTTCAATTCTAAAAACGCAGCAGCGGACAAGGCGGCGAATAAGGAGAATACGAAGAAAACAAAAGGCGATATCTCCGACGTAGAGACGAAGAACGCCGACGCTGAAAGGAAAATGAAAGAGGAAGTTACAAAAAATCTAAACATGAACGCGAAGCAAGCAGATGCGGAACTCGATAGGATAAAGAAAAAAGCTAATCAGCCCGAAGAGAAGCCCGTCTACGTTCGTATATTCGAATCGATCTCACGTACAGTATCGGAAACATTCTCACGGGCGGAAAAGCGCCATAACGGCGGTACATTATCGCAGACTATGAAGCGACCGAAGTATCATAACGGCGGATCTCCATACGGATTAGCAGCGCACCGACCTAAATTCGATGAAGTAGACGCGCGTTTACTAAAGAATGAAATGGTATTAACACAAGCGCAGCAAGCGAACCTATTCAATGCGCTACGTACGGCAGGTAAACCGAGCGTTGGTTATGATTTATTCGGCGCTAAAAGTAACGGAGGCACTGGCGGTAATACGACCGTGAATGTGAATTTAAGCGACGTTAGCATTCGCGATGATCGCGACATCGATATGTTAGCGGATCAACTAGTGGACAAAATCGACGTTAGACTTCGACATAAACAACGATCAATGGAGCGAGCACGAGGATATTAATAGTTATCGGAAGGACTGGCGATGCTTAAAAACGGCGTCGCCTTTTCTTTTTATCTACCATATTCAAAAACCACGATACCGAGATCGAAGAATCTAGGCGACTAACTTTGCTTCCGTGGATATAGTACCGTTTAAAAGCGTTCTCTTTCGTTTTTAGTACATTAAGAGATGGGCGAACGTAGGGAAATATGGGATAGCGCTAGTGTAGAAGGCACTTTTATACTTGCGTATTCGGTTAACGTCGAGATATAATATTACATATGTAAAGAAGCGAATGTCTACGTGTTGGTGTTCGTATCCTACGTTTAACTTTCGGTAAGAACAAATCGGAAGAAGACGGAGGCAAACCGTTGGTATTATCATAATCTCATGCGCCCATAGCTCAGTCGGATAGAGCGGTGGTTTCCGGTACCACGTCTGTCGGGGGTTCGAATCCCTCTGGGCGCGCTTTTAGATTTTTAAATAATTACATGTTTTTTCTTAAAACCTTGATATAACTGGGGTTTTATAATTTTGTAGGAACTATCTATTTCAAATAAACTTATACGTTTAGAATTTTTTTTGCACGATTTTTGCACGTTTTATATAACTGATTGGAACAAATTCAACATAGTTTGATCAACGATTCTAGATTCCTTTTGTTCCATTTCATCTAAGACATGTGAATATGTTTGTAGTGTAATTACAATATCTTTGTGGCCAAGTCTTCTTGAAATGTATTTTATATTAACGCCATTGTATAAGAGTATAGATGCATGTGTATGGCGTAATGAATGACATGTTATCGGTTTAACATTGCATCTTGCGCAAATCTTTTTAAGAACTTTGTTTACAGCGTTATTTGTTATAACTTCCATTTGATTATTAATAAAACACAAGTTTTTAGTATTCCTTAAACCTATTTTCAGAGCATGTTCTTTTTGGTGTTTTTGTAAATCTTTTAACATACTCACTGTTTCCTTATCAATTGTTATTGTACGTACAGATTGATAATTTTTAGTGTTACCAAAGTCATTCTTATCACGATAATCCCACGTCTTATTGATTGTAATTGTTCTTTCTTCTAAGTCTACACAGTCCCATGTCATCCCCATTATTTCACCAAATCTTGCCCCAGTGGCTATGGCAAAAAGAATTATATATCTTGAAATGTATTGTGGTGTCAAATTTTTACGTAATTCATCCACTATTTTTTTCATCTCTTCTTGATTGATAAACTTTAATTCTTCTGATTTTGTTTCATTCTCTCCATGTATAATAGCTTTGTAAGTAGGGTCTCTATGCAAAATTCCATCTTCAATTGCATATTTTATACATGCTTTAACACAGTTATGTTTTTTCTTGACGGTCATTTTAGCACGATTTTTAGATAATTCATTTAAAAAGTTTTGATATAAAACTCTATTTAAGTCTTTCATACGGACACCAATAAAATGCTCTTCGACTAATTTTACAGATTGTAAAAGGTTTTTCTCATGCGATAGACTATGTTTTCCTTTTTTATATACCTCAAACCATTCTCTCATATACTCGGAGAATAGTTTATCTTCAGCATTTAAATTATGTCCACGACTTATTTTTTTTTCTAATTCACTTGCTGCAATTGCTGCTTCTTTTTTGGTCGAGAATCCACCTTGGGTTTTTGTTTTGTATTTATCTCCATCTTTATAAGAAACGCGATACCTCCAACCAGTTGCTCTTTTTTCAAAACTTGCCAAGTTTTTCTCCTCCATTCAAAATAATATTCACTAAAACTTTTGAATGTTTATATGTGTATCAGTTAAGAAATGAACTAAGTAATTTTTATGATAAAAAGATACTCCTTTTGTCATCCGGATATATTCAAATGCATCTATAACACAAGCGGTTGTAACTTCAAGTTCTTCTGCTATATCCCAAGGTGTTTGAATGCCTTTTTCATAGCATAGTATTAAAGCATCAATTGTAACAATTCGGAGGCAGCCTATTTTTCGGGCTTGGAATTCTTGCTGACGTTCGGTAATAGTTTCCTGTCTAATTATATTACCTATGCCTTTCTCAAAGTGAGCTATTTCCTCACTAACTGTTACGTACTTTTCTGCAATGGTTTGATTAAGATTATTATTGATATATATTTCACTACCAACACAAAGTCCACTTAACCCATTAGGCATCTCATTATTAAAGTTGAAAGTTATTTCTGGATATTGTGCTATAAGTGTTTCCAACTTGTTCATATAAATGCTCCTATTTTCTTTTACTTTTAACAAAATTAATGAAGTCCATTACCTCTTGTAGTTCTTCTTTGCTTAGATTATCTTCCATGTGAGCTGCGATTACCATATGAGGATCATCTTCTGTTTCCTGATCCTTGTTTATAGTGATAATCCCTGATACATCATCATCAGTAATTCTTTCTCCTTTTTCCAGCTTTTCTGCTATCGTAAAGAAACTTTGGGGACTTACCTGTAATGCCTTTGCATAATTTTGTATATCTAACTCATCAAGTGTGCTATTTCTATTTTCATGACCAGATATGGTGCTTTGTTTATAACCAGTAATTTTTTCTAAATCTTTTTGAGTCATTCTTCTGTATTTACGTAAATATTTGATCGCTGGACCCAGAATATTTTTTTTCAATTTCAAGTGACCTCCATCCATTGATACGATAAGGATAGTATACTCTAAAATAACGCGTGATACAATAAAAATATTGTGTATCATAATATTATTTCTGTATATAGCTTGAATAATATCGAGTTATGCGATATTATTTGGTCATCGGATAATTCGGAGGTGACACAATGACTGTTAAAGAAGAAATTAGAAAGAAATATTTAAAACCCAAACGAATTTTAAAAAGAGAAAGAATGGCACGTGATATCACGATTGCAGAAATGGCAATTGCATTGGGGATCAATAGAGACGCATACTCTGCGAAGGAAAAAGGGAAATTTTCATTTTCGGATTATGAGATGCAAGTTATTAAAAAAAAGTTAGGCTTACCAATTGAGTATCTTTTTTTTATAGATTAATATCGAGTATCTCAATATTTTGGGAGGGTTTTAAGTGGAAAAAGAAAAAACATGGTGGGAAATGAAAGATTTAAAAAAAGCTACTGGATATAGCTATGGTTGGTTAACACAAAATATTCTTTACAAACCTTGTTATAAGAAAATATTGGATATTAATAACGGTGGTTTTGTTTATTATCCAGAGTCTAGAGGGAAAAAGTGGTTGTTTATAGCTGATAGAATGCAGGAGTTTCTTGAAAAGCATTTTAATCAGATTGTGAGTAAATAAAAGCAAGTTAACTTACATATATCCATTAGATCAATAAATCTTAAGGAGAGTGAAAAGCATGAATGGAGTACTACTAGCAACACGAATTATGAAAGGGCATGAAGTTGTTAAAAAATGCGCAGAAGCAAGAAATAACCCTTTACTATTAGAAGCTATGGAATCAGAAGCAAAACGTAAGTTATATGAAATGAACCGTAAGGTTTCATCTTGAAGGGAGGTGAGTTAATTGTTCAAAGGTTATTGCTTTATTGAAAAAGACGGACAGTTTTGTCCAGCGGTTAACCTTGCGAATGCACAAGAAACTTGGAACTACGTAAATTTACAAAAGCGTATTTTCCCTGAAGTTCGAATTTGCGATGAAGATGATTTTACTGTAGTTCATGCACTCGATGGAAAGATTGTATTTCCGCAAGAGTGGGTTGAAATGGAAAAGAAAATGAATGAGGTGAGTTAATTGAAGGAAGTAACAGTAATTTTTAAATCTGGTGCAACAGCAGGTTTTACAGTTGAGGAGTTTGCAACGTTTAAAAATGGATTTGGAGCTTTAACAAAAATCGAGTATACAGGTGCTAATGAGAAAGTACCCTTCCATATTGGATTAAGTAATATCGATGCAATATTTGTGGAAGACATTGGTGGAAAGGAATCTACTAAAGAACCTGATCATCCAATTGAAGATTTCTATGGTTGTGAAATTAAGCAAGATGATAAGTATTTTATGTTCGGACAGAATGCCGTACTTGAAGGGAATCTAACGAATTACTTAATTGCGGAACACAATGTTGAATGCTTTCGAGCTGTATAAAAAGGAAAGGGTGGTAAGGAGTGTTGGCAAATGATTTGTTTGAAGAAAAACAACATCTAGTGTTTGCTGCAATTAAACAACAATTTGGAAGTATGACAAGGGCTGCGAAAATCGCAGAGTTAAACAATATGGAACTTGATGATTTAATTCAATTCGGTCGTATGTATTTATGGGAGCGTTGTTTAAAGCATGATCCAGAGAGAATAGAAACGTTTAGTGCATACGTAATGAGAGGTATGAAATGGGCCATGAGTGATGAGCTTCACTTGAAAGGGAGCCTGTTTAAGATTAGTAGACGGATTAGCCATGAAGAAAGGAATAAAATCAACATTCATTCGATTGACTATCATCAAGAGGAGGAAGAGGTACACGGATTTTATGCGGTGTCTCCTATCGATGTGGAAGAAGAGGTAACAAAACATATCGAATTTGAAGAAGTAACGAGCGTTCTTGAAGAAAAAGAAAAGTCCATCATTATGCACGTTGGTGAAGGGTATACCACAGAAGAAATTGCTATGAAATTAGAAATGAAAAAATCAACAGTTCATACAACGAAAACACGTGCGTTTAAAAAGATGAATCCAGATTATAAGCCAATAAAACAAAAATCCTTTTTCTTGGGAAAGAGGATAATAAAGAGAAACCGCCAGTTGGGGCTGACGGTCTAATAAAAACACATGTTGAGGTCATTATAGCATGAATTGATTTTGTGTAAAGGAGAGGCTATGTCTTGAAGAACGGTAAAAAGCCAAATAAACGTGAAAAAATTCATATTCAATCACATGATTTAAATCCACAGGATTGGTTGATTTTTAAGAAAGTAAATGGAGAAATGCATTTGGTCCATCGGACTACTGGTGTAACTCGTATAATTCCAAATTTATAGATTAGGAGAACGATATAAATGGCTAATGAAATCACGCCTAAATTAGTTGCTGATATAACGGATAAAAGTTTTGGTATACAGCTAATTGTTACTGGCCTTGCTCACTTAGTAGAGGAAGAGGGATATACACCACATGAAGCATTAAGCATCGCTCGTTACACAGGAAATAATTGTTTCCATGCTTTAGCAGAATTGAAGAAGGAGGCTAAAAAATGAACGACAAACCAATTGATGAATTAGTCGCGGAAAAGGTTATGGGATGGATTAAACCACCTGAAACATCAATCTTAAAATCAATGTGGGTAGAAACACCTAAAGGTGCTGTGCATCCGCAATTACCTAAGTTTAGTACGAACATTCAAGATGCTTGGTTAGTAGTTGAAAAGTTTGTAGAAGAAGGCATATTCTTTTCAATTCATAAATGGATTGATGGTGGATATGTAGTAAAGATTGAATCTCTTCAAGTCAAAGATTCATTAGCACAAATTGAAATGGCAGAAGCTCAAACAGCTCCAATGGCCATATGTCTAGCTGCCTTAAAAGTTGTAGGGGAGGAATGGCAGTAATGGATATTAAAGAAGTTGCTAAAGCTGTACAAGTTATTCGAGAAGCACAAAATGAACATGGAATCATTAGGATTGATGGAAAGGAAGTACATCTAAAAAATGAAGTATTGGAATCATTGTTAGATGAATCTCAGACTAAGCCTTTAATACTAAAACGTGAATCAAAGTATTATCCTTATGAAGTTTCCTTTATTAATGATCATGTAACCTATTTCTCTCTTTACACTCAAGAAAGAATGGAAGAGAAAATTGGAGGGATACCAAATGCTCGAAAATTCAATGGTAATCGGGAACCGTCAGGACTCCCCATTCAATAACGTGATGGATCATTGTCAAAGTTGCAGTAAAGAAATCTATTTGGGTGAAGAGTACCGAGAAATTGATGGTGATTACATACACGATGAAACAGATTGCATCAAACAATATGTAGAGTCTCATTCCATAAAGAAGGTTGCGGGTGAGTGAAGTGAAAGAGACTGTAAAAGTGCAATGGACACCTGCATTCCAAAGTTATCATTCGGCTGGTGATGAAGCTGAACCGTTTTGTGATGAATGTGAAACGTATCTCCAAGATGATTTTAATTACTGTCCAGGTTGTGGATCTAAATTGGATTGGGGTGAACATAAATGAACGCTGCTATTGAAGAATTAGAAAAGACATTAGACGTGGAGCAAAAAAGGCTAAACGATTATAAACGGAATTTAGAAAGATTAATAGAAAAGAAACCAATCGTTGAACAAAATATCCAAGATACTGAAGAGAAAATAAAAGATATTGCAGCTTCAATTTTTGTTCTGAAAAATATGATGGAGGTTTAATAAAAATGGCTAAAGTAAAAATTGAATTAGATGTAGATTGGTTAGAAGAAGGTGAAAATCTTGATGATTTAATCAAAAGTCAAGTTATCACTGGCTTACAGGATAGATTGATTCAAAAAGCAGAACAAAAGGTTTTAGCGAAAATCGAACGTGAAGTTGAAGAAAAGGCAAATGAGGTTGTAGATAATTTTATTCATGGAGCCTTGGAAAAGAAAATCGATGAATTAAAAATACCATATAAGAAAAGCGGTTGGGGATCAGAAGTAGAATTAATGCCGATTAGTGAGTTTATTGGTATGAGGTATGAACGATATCTGACTGAAAAAACACTTGATGAAAATGGCCGAGAGGCTAAGTACTCAGGTGATAGAAAGTTATCCATAAGCGAGTATTTTATTCAAAACTATCTTGCTAAGGAGCTTACTTCTAAAGTTAGCACGATGATTCAAACTGCAAGAAAAGATGCGGAGGAAACAATAGTTAAGGCGCTTGAAAACAATCTAAAAGAACAGTTATCCGTAGATATTATTCAAAGGCTTAATATCCCACAAATGTTGGAGAGTCTGCAACATAAAGCTACGGAATTAGATATTAAAGAATAGGGAAGGAGATTTATAAATGGAAATCACAAATGGTTCTCAAATTACGAAAAGTAAAAAAGCTAAAATCATTGCGTATTCAAAACCAGGTAACGGAAAAACAACGGTTGCTGGATTGTTACCAGGCAAAACATTGGTGTTTGATATCGATGGGACAAGCCAAGTGTTATCTGGTTATGAAAATGTAGATGTAGCCAAAATTGATGGTGAAAATCCACATGATAGCATCTTGCAGTTCTTCGCATTCGCTAAAGCAAATATAGGTAAATACGATAACATTTTTATCGATAATTTAACGCATTACCAAAAGTTATGGTTGCTTAAAAAAGGTGAAAAGACAAAGAGTGGTATGCCTGAATTGAAGGATTACGCATTACTAGATAATCATCTTCTAAAATTAGTAGAAACATTTAATTCATTAGATGCAAATGTTATTTTCACGGCTTGGGAGACAACAAGAAATATCACTCATGATGATGGTCAGCAATACACACAATTCATTCCAGATATTCGAGATAAGATCGTTAATCACATTATGGGGATTGTTCATGTTGTTGGACGATTAGTTAAAAAGGCAGATAGTACACGAGGATTCATCTTAGAAGGTGACCAAAGTGTTTATGCTAAGAATCATTTAGATGCCCGTCAAGGCTGCTTACAAGAAGAATTAATAGTGGTATCAACAAACTAAAATATAACAAAGAAAAGGGAGAGATTATAATGTCATTTTTCAAAATGGATGAAGTAGAAGAAGTAAAAGGATTTTCATTAATCGAAGTAGGAAATTATGAAGTGGTTGTATTAAATGCTGTCGAGGGTTTAACGCAAAACAAAAAAGATAAATTAACAGTGGATTTTGAAATTCGTTCGGATGTTCCGCAAGATCATCAAGGTCAAAAGGTCCAATATACAACTTTCACTTTTGAGCATCCAACAGCTAGGGGGATTGCTAAGTCATTCTTATTAGCTTGTGGTATGCCTGAAAATTATAACCCACAAGGTCCAGCGCAAATGGCGAAAGATGTTTTCAATAAACACTTAAATGTCTATATCACACATGATAAAAAAGATGATGGACGTGTATTCCCGAAAGTATCAAGTTATAGCGCCTCAAAAGTGAATCCGCCAATGCAAACAAGTGCACCAATTACTGTTGGTGATGACGATTTACCATTCTAATAACTAAATAGAGAGGTTGGTTTTAACCGACTTCTCTTTTTTATACCCTAAAAAGCTAATTGGAGGGCGCAATGAAAGAAAATCCATACAATTTTAATGAAATTCCTGCTGAATTAAAGGGCCTTCCCCAGTGGATCTTATGGAAGTTTGAAACCAGAAATAATAAACAAACAAAAGTACCCTATCAAGTAGATGGAGAAATGGCCCAAGCAAATAATAGACGTACCTGGTCAACATTTGCAACGGCAGTCAAATTTTATTTAGAAGGTAACTATGATGGAATCGGGTTCGTGTTTAGTAGGCAGGACAATTACATCGGAATCGATATTGATAAGTGTGTTACGGACGGAAAAACAAATGCTTTTGCAACAGAAATTATTGATACATTAGATAGCTATACAGAATTTTCGCCGTCAGGAAATGGGATTCACATCATCATCAGAGGTGGTCTTCCACAATCAGTTTTAGGTACTGGACGAAAAAATACAAAGCATGGTTTAGAAATTTATTCATACGGCCGCTTCTTTACCTTTACTGGAAATCGTGAGAATTCCAATGATGTATACGAGCGAACGGATGAACTAGCTGAAGTATTTGAAAAATATTTTGATGATAGCGACATTCAAGGTCGTGTAAATTTAGCAGAGTTTGAAAAAGATGAAATTAAAATTTCGAACGATGCTCTATGGGAAAGAATGTTTAGAAGTAAGAATGGTGATGAAATTCGTTCGTTATACAATGGCAACTTAATAAATAACGACCATTCGGCAACTGATCTTGCTTTATGTAATCACTTAGCTTTTTGGACAGGTAAATCAGCAACTCGAATGGATACGATGTTTCGTGAGACTAGCTTAATTCGTGATAAATGGGATGTTATCCATTTTAGTGATACAAACGAAACGTACGGTGAAAGAACGATTGCAACGGCTATTTCATCGACATCCACAACTATTTTAGATAACAAACAACAATTCGAAGAATTTTCATTTGATTTTATTAATGAAGATGCGGTTGAAGTTGTGGAGGACAAACCGAAAAAGAAATTCCGTTTAACTGAATTAGGAAATGCTGAACGTATCGCATATGAATATGGGCATGTGATTAAATATGTTAGCGACATTGGTTGGTACATTTGGGACGGCAAACGATGGAAGTTGGATACAAAAAAAGAAATTGAAAGAATTACAGCAAAAGTACTTAGAAGTCTTTATAAATCAGAAGATGAATTAGAAACAAAATGGGCTCGAATGTGTGAACGGAGAAATATTCGTATGAATAGCATTAAGGATCTTATGCCATTGGTTCCAGGTGAGCGTGAGGACTTTGATAAGTATAAATACTTGTTCAATGTTGAAAATGGCATTGTTGATTTAAAAACAGGAAAGTTGCAGCAACATGATCGGGAACTTGGTTTAACTAAAATTACTAATATTTCATTTGATGAAAATGCAAAATGTCCAGAATGGCTTAATTTCTTAGATCAAATTTTCCAAGGTGATAAGGAACTAACTGAATACATGCAGCGGTTAATTGGTTACTCACTAACAGGAGAAATTACGGAACAAATAATGGTTTTCCTAATTGGTGGAGGTTCCAACGGGAAATCAACCTTTATTAATACTATAAAGGATCTTATGGGTGAGTACGGTAAACAAGCAAAATCAGATACTTTCATTAAGAAAAAAGAAACAGGAGCCAATAACGATATTGCTAGGTTAGTGGGAGCTCGCTTTGTATCTGCAATTGAAAGTGAAGAGGGTGAACAACTCTCAGAAGCTTTTGTAAAACAAATAACGGGTGGAGAACCAGTGTTGGCCCGTTTCCTTAGACAAGAATATTTTGAGTTCATACCTGAGTTCAAGGTTTTCTTTACTACAAACCATAAGCCGGTAATCAAAGGTGTCGATGAAGGGATTTGGAGACGTATCCGTTTAGTTCCATTTAACCTACAACTACCAAAAGAGAAACGTGATAAGAAATTACCAGAAAAAATAAGTTTGGAAATGCCAGGGATTCTGAATTGGGCGATTGAGGGTTGCTTGAAATGGCAGAAGTCAGGATTAAACGATCCAGCAATTGTTATGAAAGCAACAGGTGATTACAAAGAGGAAATGGATATTCTCGGCCCATTCATGTTCGAATGTTGTTTTAAAAGAGAAGATGTTCAAATCGAAGCAAAAGAATTATATGAAGTTTATGCGAATTGGTGTTTTAAAAATGGTGAACATCAATTAAAAAATAGAGCGTTTTACCGAATTTTAGAATCTCAAGGATTCAAAAGAGAACGTGGCAGCAAAAACAAGTATTACATCAAAGGTGTTACTTTAACGGACCGAAAAAATACTTTTAAACAGCAAAAGTTACTGAATTTCGATGAAAATAGCAAAAGTGTTACTAAAAGTAACCCATTTAAAATCACTTAAAACCCTTGATACATAAGGGCTCAAGATACTTTTTATATTCTTTTTGTTACTTTTGTTACTAAAAAATACTATAAACAAAAAATAAATATATATATAAGTATTCTATTAGGAGCATCTTTGAACTTTTTAGGTAACCTTAGTAACCCAGGTGCTTTAATCCCTTGGGACTCTAAGGCTCAAGTGGGTTACTAAAAAGTAACACATGCTAATTTTCGGTGTTATTTAGTAACACTTCTAAGTAACTTTTGATAACAAGAATGGATGAATGAAGATGTTTGAAAAATTCATTGAAGAAAATATTGAACGAGATAATAAGAATTTTGAGTTATCGGATGATTTATATAAACGTTATTTGGTATATTGCATTACTTACAATTTAAAACCTATTAGCAGAAGAAGCTTTGGTTTTCGTTTAACTAAAGAACGAATTGGAGTATGGCACAAATCAAAGGGTAAATATGCTAGGTGGGGAGTGAAGTTACTACCATGCAAGTACTACTAATTTTAAGTGCGATATGGAAATCAGGTGCAAATATCTATCTTGATGAAAAAGATAATCAAGTTGCGATAAAAAAACAAAATTTAATTCCAGCGGAAGTAATGAAGGCTGCCGAACAAAACTATCAAGCTATTTATGATTGGTTTCAATCTTGGAAAGATGAGAGTGCGGAGAAAATTACGTTAATGAAGATATTTCATCATTTTTGTGGGTGGAAACATAATCAAAAATTACACAATTGGTTAGTTGAAGAAGAAGATTCATTGCAACTGTTTTATGAGTGGACGATTGTCCTTGCTAATAATGGTTGGACAGATGTTTATGAAGATCATCGTAAATTTGAAAATGATGAATCAAATGCAATGGCAAGAAAGATATATGAACGTGCGGTTTTATATACGAAGAGAGGGGCATAACAAATGGATTTTGAAAAAGCAAAAGAAAGAGCGAGAGAATTAGGGTTTGATATTCATGCTACTAATGGAAGTAGAACTTGGTTCAACGCAATTAAGACATGGGATTATACAGGTCAAACATTCGCACTTCAAGTTTGGACTGAAACAGAACAATTTCAATTCGACAAGATGGAAGGCATGATTCATATAAATACTGGAAAGTTAGGTTCATATAATAATGATGCTCATTTCCTAAGTTTTCAAAGAAGATTCCTGCAAGTAATTGAAAAGTTGGTGTGAAGATGATTCGTTTCCATTACACAGATAAAGAAATAGAAAAAATACTTAAAACATTAACAATCGTGATTGATACAAGAGAAAAACAGAATCAACATATTCGTGATTATCTAGTTCAAAAAGATGTACCAGTTAAAATACAAAAATTAGATACCGGTGATTATGGCTGCATGATTCCCAAAAATGAAGAGTTAGGAATACCACGTGATATTTATTTAGATCGTCGGATAGAAAGAAAAATGAGTATCGATGAAATTACAAGTAACCTACAAAAAGATACGCAAACAAGATTTGAAAATGAATTGATTCGATCGAAGGATATTCCATTCACTTTAATTGTGGAAGATTCACATGGCTACGAAAAAATACTTACCGGTGATTATAAATCAAGATATAACCCGAAAGCATTACTCGGTAGACTTAATACTTTTAAAGCAAGATATGACTTTGAAATTGTTTATTTAGACAAAAAATTTGTTGGTAATTGGATATATCATGTCCTTTATTATCATGCAAATCATTATTTGAAGACAGGTGCATTTTAAGCCCAGAAACGTACAGAAATAACAGAAAAACTTTAGTTCTAATATCAATTTAATATAAAAGGAGTCGGAAGACATGACAAAGGTAAAATTGAACGTATTATTCAAGAAAATGCAAAAGGACGATAAAAAGGAAGTTTTGATGTTCCATGTATTAAGTGATGAACTCCCACATGCTGATGAATTATTAAAAATGCCAGGTACTATTGTTCATCTAACTGTGGAGAAAAGTGATGTTGAAGCAATTGGTGCTGAATTTGTTTCTATTCAACGTGATAGCAAGAAAACAGTTCTTAAATTCAATGTAAAAGGCGATACGAAAGATAAAATTAATAAACTTTATCCATTCGCTGGTGAAAATGTTTCTATTACTCTAGAACCTTCGCAAATGTCGATTGATGAGTTTTACGAAGAACAACATGAAGGTGTCGAGTATAACGTTAATCCTGATGGGACAACGGATGTTGCTCCTGGTCAATTGAAGATTATTGACGAAGAAACGATTGCTGAATAAAAATTTGTCCTGGGCTTCGGCTCAGGATATTAATACAATTTGAATTTTGTATAAAAACGGAGGGACGTAATGAGACATACACGCAATCGTCAAATAGTAAAGGCTAGTAAACTTACCCATTGGGGTGATGCCAAAAACTATCCTATTCAGACTATGAGAAAGAAAATGATAAGACAACTTATTGATCAAACTTTCAAATGGCACTCTGAAGCAGTATCATCAAACTTTTGGAGTAATTGGCGAAAGAGTTGTGTTTCTTTCGATTATAAATCATCTCATCCAAATGCTGTCGGGATGGCTACAAAGTATTTACCTACAAAGGAAAGAAACTGAACAAAAGTGTTATTTGAATGTAATCGACATGTTTCGACATAGAAATGACCGTCAAAATTATAGTAATTTGAAGTTATATTTCTTTTTGAATACAAATAGATGTACAAGTTTTAAAACGTCTTAGAAAGGGAAATAAACGTGTTTTAAGAGATTTGTTGTTTTTTTATAGAAAGTAGGTGAATCATCATTTGTTTGACTGGCTGAAAGACTATCAGAAATTAGAAGAACGAATTGCATACTTAGATTACAACTTAGATAAAGCAAAGGCTGAATTAAAACGCTGGGTCAGTGGTGATTTGCGAGAGGTACGTTTAACTGCTGAATCGGAAGGTGCAAAGGTAGAAGAACGTATTGAAGCAATTGAATATGAGTTAGCGAATGAAATGAATGCTATGTATGACCTAATGGAATTGGTTAATAAGTTTAAAGGGCTAGATAATCAAATACTTGTGAAGAAATACATATATGGTATGACATTAGAACAAATTGCATGTGATTTGAATTACAGTCCGAATTATATTAAACGTAAGCATGCCGAAGTAAGAAAGATAATCAAATTTGTGGATGATCTATAAGGTTACTTTTTGGGAAGGTACTTTTAGGGAAACGAAACTCTTGAAAAAATGATTTATAGTAATAACATAAGAAATTGACGAAAGGGCAACTGGTGCACGGTTGCTCTTTTTAATTAGACAAACCATATCCATATAATAATGATAACAGCAAAGATAGTGATTAGTATTTGTGAGAATTTCATAACATGCTCCTTTTAAACTATATTGTTTGCAAAGGAGTGAAGGGGCATTCCTTATGGAGTGTTTTTTTATTATGTAAAAATTATATAGGTGGTGTAGATATGACTCTAACGTTGCATAATGGAGATTTGAATAAGCTGGTAAGGGATACTTCTCAGGACAGTATCAATTTTATGGTGGGTGGACAAAAGATTATATCTCTGGAAAGCAATGGAGATATCTTTGTTAAAGGTAAGCTTGTTGAAAATGATAAAGAAGTTGTAGATGGCATGAGAGAGTTATTAATGTTATCTAGGTCAAGATAGGCGCAAACGTGTTGCATTTGAAAAGGATGGTGTTAAGTAAATGAAAGTAATTATGGATGAAGAACCTTTATTGCCTAATGGAAAAAGAAATGGAGAAGCTGTTAGAAGTATGCTTGATAAAATTAGGTCGCAAGAACAGAAAGATAAGGAGAGTGTTAATCAAATGATTACTGAAATTAGAAAAACAATATCAGGTACAGAGTATTGGGACACAAAAGAAAAACGAAGTCTATTTGTACCAAATGGTGAAGAACCAGGATTTGAAGTAACTGTTAATCCTGAGAGTATGATTGCCGATAAAGAATTAGCAACAGGTGGGTACTTCACTGGAAACAATGAAGGAAAAGTAATTGGTGAATCAGGTACAGAGCTTATCTTGAGTAACAAGACGATAAAAGAATTACGTGAATATGCTGATGAGCTAGGTATTGAAATTCCTTCTGATATTAAAAAGAAAGAAGACATCATTGAATTGCTATCATGAAGTACTGTGATTTCAATGGCTGCCATAACAAGATAAGCAAAGGACGTTACTGTGAAGAACATAAGCGTAACAAGCCAAGGAAGAAGAAAGATAAGAAGAACATCTACCATCATGATAACAAACCATTCTATCGAACTGATGCATGGAAGTTTGTCAGGTCGAAGGTATACGAAAGAGAGAATGGATGCTGCCAACGATGTGGAAGGTTCGTCTTTGGTCGAAGTGCTCATGTTCATCATGTAATACCAATCAAGGAAGATCCAACTCTTAAATTAGAAGAGAATAACCTCAGATTACTTTGTCCAGTTTGTCATACAATCGAAGAAAATGAAGATAAACCAAAAAAAGTTTTTCCGAGTTATTTCGGAAGCCCCCCTATCAAAAATTAAAATTTCTCCTCTGGGGAGGATAGGTAGCGTAGGGGGCATTTCTATCGTTAGACAACATTTTTAAAAAATAAAGGGGGGTGTGAAATGTCTACGAAAAAAGAGCGTCAAAAAATTGTTGCCGATAAAACAGAAGCTGAGAAAAATCGGATATTAAAAATCATGCGTGATGCAGATATTTACACCCTTACTTTAGATCCATTAATTGAATCCTATTTAGATATATTTGAGGTTTATATGACGATGTTTATCGAATGGAAAGAAAAAGGGTTTCCAGCAACGCAGCAACATACAAATAAAGCTGGTGCTACAAACAATTCAAAGCATCCATTAGCACAGCAAGTAGAAACTTGGTCTGATAAGAAAACCAAAGCATTAGATTTATTGGGACTTACAAATAGAGCTAAAGCAGGTAGACAAATCACTGGAGGCTCTTCTGTAAGAAAAGATGAAGAGTTGCAGAAACCGAAAGCTAAAGTTAGTGAATTGGATAAACATCGTGCAAAATGGCGTGGTGCAAAATGATTGAACGTGGCGTTAACTATGCAGATATTTATGCAAAACAAGTAAGAAAGAATCCTAAAAAATATCCCGATACTATCAAAGCGATGGTAGACCGTTATTATAAATGGAAAAAGCGTAAAGATATTTGGTTCGATGTGGACCGAGCAAATGAAATGATAGATTGGGTTGAGACATTTGTCCGTCATACGAAAGGTGATTTAGCCGGACAACCTTTTATCCTGGAAGATTGGGAAAAATTCGCTTACTCCTGGATATATGGATGGGTTCATGAAAATGAAAAAGGGCAAATTGTCCGAGTTACTCGCGAAGCTTACATTCAGGTTCCTAAAAAGAATGGTAAAACTTTAATCGGTGTTGGTGGCCTTGGTTATGCGATGTACGGTGAAGGAGTACTCAGTGCCGATTGTTATTGCTGTGCGAGTGATTTTAACCAGGCTCAATATGCAGCAAAGCCATTTGCAGCAACAATTATGAACCATGATGTATTAATGGAATGCTCACACATATATAAAGGTCCAAAAGGGACAATTTCCAGTGTGACATATGATTATATTCGTGATGATTTAGCTTATCAGAACCAATTCATTGTAATGAGTAAAAACATTCAATCCATTGAGGGTTCCAATCCACACTTCATTTTAAATGATGAGCTTCATGCTCAAGAAAATATGGATCAGTACGATAACTTTAAATCAGCACAAGTTTCTCGAGCCGAGCCGATAATGTTTAATATATCAACGGCTGGTAAAGGTTCTTCATCGGTTGGTATGCGAGTATATCGAGAAGCAAAAGAAGTGTTGAAACGTGATGATAATGATTCAAGTTTTGTCATGATATATGAACCTAACAAGAATTATGATTGGACAGACCGTAATGTTTGGGCAATGGTTAACCCAAATATCGGTGTATCTGTAACGATGAGTGCACTTGAAACAGAATTCATCTCAGCGTCACGTTCGGCTCATAAAAAAGCTGAGTTCCTTTCTAAACATTTGAATGTATTCGTAAATGGGGCTGAAAATTTCTTTGAACAAGGACAGGTTGAACATGTTCTTGTGGAAGACCTGGGCGATTTAACAGGTGAAACTTGCTACATCGGTTTAGACTTATCGAAAACAACCGATTTAACATGTGTGAGCTTGAATTTCCCTAACACTGGTTATACCGAAGATGGAAAGTCTATTTTAAAAGTTAAACAAATGTATTTTGTGCCTAATGAGGATATCGAACATCGTGAAAAAGAAGATAACGTTCCATATACTTATATGGCTGAACGTGGTTTTGTTACTTTTTGTGATGGAAAGATGATAAACCAGGATCAGGTTATGGATTACATTGTAGAATGCATGAATTTATATGATGTGCAGCAAATAAACTATGACCCAGCGATGTCACAAAAGTTAATTGAAAAACTTGAGAATCTTGGCCTCGAATGTATCTCAGTAAGTCAGTGGCCTAACGTTATGAATGCAATGATGGATGATGCAGAAATACTTATTTATGAAAAACGTATAATGACCGATAATCCTTTGTTTGTTTATTGTGCTCTTAACGTTGTAGTTGTAACAAATATTAACGGAATGAAAGCCCCAAGTAAGCGACAGTCCAAAAAGAAGATTGATGGATTTGTTGCTTTTTTATGTGCTCATAAAGAAACGATGATGGTTATGGATAGTATAACTGAAGAAGGTATGGATGAATTGATTGGTGATATTTATCGATAAGGAGTGAATGAGAAATGAATTTTGGCCAAGCAATTGAAGCAGTTAAAAATGGTGAAAAAATTGCACGAAGAGGTTGGAATGGTAAAAACATGTTTGTTGTTTATCAAAAAGGATATCCAGAGGGAATTCCTTGTAATAAACAAACCGCTGAAGCATGGGGATTAAATGAAGGCGATCTTTTTAAAGTGAGACCATACTTACAATTACGTTGTGCGGATGGAACGCATGCAATGTGGGCTCCAAGTACTTCAGATGCATTAGCGGAAGACTGGGAGGTTGTTGAGTAATGAAAAATACAGTAACACAGGAACAAGTAGATAAAATTTTTGCGAAATCAAAAAAAGAAGTCTCTACCATATTTAATAAATGTACAGTTGTTTCTTGTCAGCTTCCGAATGGTTTTATCATTGTAGAACATTCAGCTTGTGTAGATCCACAAAACTACGATTATTACATGGGAGCAAAGATTTGCGAGGAACGTATCAAGAATCAAATTTGGCATCTAGAGGGATATCGTTTGCAATGTGAATTATACGAACAATAACTTGTTTAGGATCCTTTTAACGTTCGTTAATTGAAAGGCGGTGAGAAATTGGGTTTAAGAGATAGATTTTCAAATTTTTTATTTAGACAAGCTGAAAAGCGTGGTTACCTCGATGATGTTTTAGGAAAAAGCATTCGTTACGGCGGTGTATATGTTACAGATTCAAACATCTTGCAATCTAGCGATGTTTACGAATTGTTACAAGACATAAGTAATCAAATGGTATTGGCTGATATTGTTGTGGAAGATGAATTTGGAAATGAAATTAAAGATGATATTGCACTTCAAATCTTAAGGAATCCGAACAACTATCTTACACAATCGGAATTCATTAAATTAATGACGAATACCTATTTACTCGAGGGGGAAACATTCCCGATATTAAATGGTGCTCAAATACATTTAGCTTCAAATGTTTTTACCGAGTTAGATGATAATTTGGTAGAGCATTTCAATATTGGGGGTCATGAAATCCCTCCATTTATGATTCGGCATGTAAAAAATATTGGTGCGGATCACTTGAGAGGAAAAGGTATTCTTGACTTGGGAAGAGATACACTCGAGGGTGTTATGTCAGCCGAGAAAACTTTAACTGACAAATATAAAAAAGGTGGACTATTAGCATTCTTACTAAACTTAGATGCTCATATCAATCCACAGAATGGTGCGCAGTCAAAGTTAATCAACGCAATTTTAGATCAATTAGAATCAATTGATGAATCTAGGTCTGTAAAAATGATTCCTCTTGGAAAAGGGTACTCAATTGATACGCTTAAAAGCCCGCTAGACGATGAAAAGACCCTAGCATACCTAAATGTATATAAAAAAGATTTAGGTAAGTATTTAGGCATAAATGTGGACACATACACAGAGTTAATCAAAGAAGATATCGAAAAAGCAATGATGTATATCCACAACAAAGCAGTTAGACCAATAATGAAAAATTTTGAAGACCATTTGAGTCTTCTTTTTTATGGCCAAAATTCAGGGAAACGTATCAAATTTAAGATTAATATTCTTGATTTTGTCACTTATAGCAACAAAACGAATATTGGTTACAACCTTGTGCGTACAGCTATTACTTCACCTGATAATGTCGCTGATATGCTTGGATTCCCTAAACAAAATACAAAGGAATCACAAGCTATTTATATTTCAAATGATTTAACTGAAATCGGTAAGAAAGAAGCGAACGATGGTTCATTGGGAGGAGGTGAAGAGAATGAAAATTGAGGTCCGAGGGAATCAAGTCATACTTGATGGTTATGTAAATGTTGTGGACAGAGAAAGTCGAATGTTGCCTTCTCCAAGGGGATATTTCAAAGAGAGAATTGTCCCAAAGACGTTTGAAAAAGCGTTAAAGAAAGCAAAGAATGTGGACTTGCTTTTTAACCAAGATAAAAATAGAAATCTTGGTTCTATTGAAAACGGAAATCTGGAATTGTATGAAGACAATATTGGTTTAAGAGCCATCGCTACGGTTACAGATGAGCAAGTGATTAAGAAGGCAAGGAATAAAGAATTACGTGGTTGGTCATTTGGTTTTGTTTCCGAAAAAGATTCATGGGAAGAAGGTGAATCTGGTGTTCAAAAACGATCTATTGAAGAACTGGAACTTTTAGAAGTTTCTATTTTGGATATGACACCAGCCTATGTTGCCACTTCCATTGAAACCAGGGGTGAAAATACAGCCATGATTGAAATGAGAAGTGAAGAAGTAGCTATAAAAACTGTTGTGGAAGATGATACAGAAGAAAGAAACAACATTATTAAACAAATAAAAAAAGTCCTGGAGGAAAATTAACATGAAATTAAAAGAAATCTTAAACGCATCTTTAGCAAGAACGAAATCTCGATTAGCAGAATTACAAGGGAAAGTAGAAAAAAATGAAGTTCGTTCAGAAGAATTAGCAGCAATTAAAGCTGAAGTAGAAGAATTAACAAAGGAAGTACAAACTATCACTGATGAGTTAGCAAAATTAGAAGCGGAGGAAGAAAAAGAAGATCCAGACAAAAAGAAAGATGAAGATCCAGAGAAAAAAGAAGACCCAGCAGCAAAAGAAAATCCAGATGTAAAAATGGAGCTGTCAGAAGAGCAACGTTCAGCTATTTCAGCATCTATCGCAACCGCCCTTTCTACTAAAGGTCATAAATCTACTAAAAACAAAGAAAAGGAAACTCGTTCAGCTTTTGCGAACTACATTGTAGGTAACATTGATGAAACGGAAGCACGTGCATTAGGTTTAGTTACTGGTAATGGTTCTGTTACGATTCCAGATTTCTTAAGTAAAGAAATTATTACGTATGCTCAAGAAGAAAACTTCTTACGTCGATTAGGGACAGGGGTAAAAACAAAAGAAAATATTAAGTATCCTGTTTTAGTTAAGAAAGCAGAAGCTCAAGGTCATAAAAATGAGCGAACAAATAATGAAATTCCAGAAACAGATATTGAATTCGATGAAATCGAACTATCTCCAACAGAATTTGATGCACTTGCTACTGTAACGAAAAAATTATTAGCACGTACAGGTTTACCGATTGAACAAATCGTTATGGACGAGTTGAAAAAAGCTTATGTTCGTAAAGAAACTCAATATATGGTTAATGGTGATGAAGCCAATAACATCAATGATGGTGCATTAGCAAAGAAAGCTGTTGAGTTTAAAACAGATGAAAAAAATCTTTATGATGCATTAGTAAAAATGAAAAATACGCCTGTTAAAGAAGTACGTAAAAAAGCACGATGGGTATTAAATACAGCAGCGTTAACAAAAATTGAAACTATGAAAACAGATGACGGTTTCCCATTACTTCGTCCGTTTAATCAAGCGGAAGGTGGAATTGGTTATACGTTATTAGGCTTCCCTGTTGAGGAAGAAGATGCAATTGACATTCCTGATTCACCAGATACACCAGTATTCTATTTCGGTGACTTCTCTAAGTTCTATATTCAAGATGTCATTGGATCGTTAGAAGTACAAAAATTAGTTGAGTTATTCTCACGTACAAACCGTGTAGGTTTCCGTATTTGGAATTTACTAGATGCGCAACTAATTCATTCACCATTTGAAGTTCCAGTTTATAAGTACGTCTTGAAAGAGCAAACTACACCAGGTGCTTAATATGGAAGATTTAATTGAGAAATTAAAATCTCATATTCATTGGGAAGAGGGTATGGATGAAACCATGCTCTCTTTTTATATCACTCAAGCAAAGACTTATGTAAAGAATGCGACAGGCAAACAGACCGAGTATTTAATTATTATGGTCGCCGGTCTTATCTATGATTACAGAGTCTCTGAAAAAGAATTAGAACAGGCACTTGATGCTTTAACACCGTTCTTTGTCCAGGAGGTTTATGCCGATGAAGAGAAAGACGAATAAACTCAAATGGATGGGTGAGCTACTTAAATTAGGAGAAACAATTGATCCTGAAACAGACCGTGTTGTGATGGGATATCCGTTAGAACGTAACATTCGTTATAACAATATTGGGGTTACAGCCACTGATAAATTTACAACGAAAGATACGAATGAAATTGTAAAGAAAATTGAAGTCCGTATTGATCGTGACATTGAAAATAACCAAAAGGATTATCGTGTAAAAGTTGGTGGCCGTATCTATGATATTGAGCGTATTTATGTGCGTGAAGAAGACCGATTGATGGAGGTGTCATTGTCCTATGCAAATTAGCTTTCAAGAGTTACGAGACATCATGAAGAAATCTGGTATACCAGTTTATCGTGATAGTGCACCTACAACAGCAAATTATCCTTACATTGTGTATGAATTTGTGAATGAGCAACAGAAAAGAGCTTCTAATAAGGTTATAAAGGATATGCCACTTTATCAAATTGCAGTTATTACAAACGGAACTGAAAAAGATTACGCTCCGTTAAAGGCTGTTTTTAACGAAGTAGGCGTTTCTTATTCTCAATTTGATGGAATGGGTTATGACGAGAACGACGACACTATCACGCAGTTTATAACGTATGTGAGGTGTATCCAGTAATGGCTTCAAATAACAATGGTTTTGCTGAAGCTTTAGAAGATATCAATACGCTATTACGTGTGAATAAAAAGGTCGAACTGGATGTATTGGACGAAGCAGCGAAGTATTTTGCGAGTAAATTAAAACCAAAAATTAAAGCATCCAGTAAAAACAAGCGGACACATTTAAGAGATAGTTTAAAGGTTGTTGTGAAAGATGATCGTGTATCTGTGGAGTTTAAAGATGAGGCCTGGTATTGGTACTTAGTTGAACATGGCCATAAAAAAGCAAATGGTAGGGGACGTGTGAAAGGAAAACACTTTGTTCAGAATACCTTTGATGCAGAAGGTGAAAAAATTGCTGATATTATGGCACAAAAAATAATTGATAGAATGTGAGGATGATATACATGACAATTGAAAATAAAGAAATTCAATATTCCGTAGGGATTGAAGATTTATATTTGTGCTTGATGAAGGGAAATGAAACTTCCAGTGCACTACCAACTTATGAGGATATCGTTTATAGACAAACGAATATTTCTGATTTAACGATTTCCACTACTTCTACTAATTTTACAAAGTGGGCATCTAACAAAAAAATTATTAACATTGTCAAAAATACAGCGTTTGGATTAGCTTTTAATCTTGCTGGTCTAAATCGTGAAGTAAAAGATAAAATCTTTGCAAAAACACGTAAAAAAGGCGTGTCTTTTGAAACAGCGAAGGCAAAGGCGTATCCAAAGTTTGCAGTAGGTGTTGTATTCCCTTTAAATGATGGAACTAAAATATTACGTTGGTACCCAAAATGTACAGTTGCTCCAGTAGAGGAATCTTGGAAAACGCAAGGTGATGAAATGACTGTGGATGATATTGCTTACACAATTACAGCAGATCCATTGTTATTTAATGATGTAACACAAGCTGAATTGGATACTGGTGATCCAGAGGCAAAAGGAATTAAAGCTGAAGATTTCCTAAAACAAGTCATTTGTGATGAATCTCAACTAGCGCAGCTAGGTGGAACGACTCAAACAGGTAAATAAGGAGGGTAATTATGGCACGTTTAAGTGATTTAGTAAATGTAAATATAACTAGAAATAGCATTAAGATACAGGGTGTCTCGATCCCTGTTATTTTTACTTTTGAATCTTTTCCTTATGTGGAAGAAGCATTTGGAACACCTTATCATGAATTTGAAAAAGAAATGAATGATATGTTAAGAAAAGGACAATTTAGCCTGGGAGAAAATGAAGCGAAATTGATGCGTGCATTAATTTATGCGATGGTACGTAGTGGTGGTACGGAATGTACATTAGATGAATTGAAAGGTGCTATTCCTATGAATGAATTACCTGATATTTTCATCGTTGTATACGAAATTTTCAGTGGCCAAACTTTCCAAACTTCTGATATGGAGAAGCTGAAGCAAGAAAAAAAGTAAAAAACATACTGACTAAAAACGAGGAATCTCAGTCCGAATTGGACTGGGATTTTTATTTTTATGTCGGTAATACATTGCTTGGTTTAAGTATGGATGACTTTTGGAAAATCACACCGGCACATTTTCTAAAACAGTTCATTATGCATCTCAGATACAACAATCCAGATGCATTACATGAGCAGAAACCGAAACAAATTTACACGCTAGATCAAACACCATTCCTATAAGAAATGAGGTGAGAAAATGCCAGGGAATAGTAAAGAAAGAAACGTTGTTCTTAATTTTAAAATGGATGGCCAAGTTCAGTATGCAAATACATTGAAACAAATCAATATGGTTATGAATAATGCAGCGAAAGAATATAAAAATCATATTGCAGCAATGGGCCAAGATGCGACGATGACTGATAAACTTCTTGCTGAAAAGAAGAAGCTTGAAATTCAAATGGAAGCAGCCAAGAAACGTACAGCTATGTTACGTGCTGAATATCAAGCGATGTCTAAGGACACAAGTACAACCGCCGAACAACTCAATAAGATGTACGGGAAGTTGCTTGATGCAGAACGTGCTGAAACTTCTCTTGATAATGCAATGAAAAGAGTGAATGAAGGTCTTTCCGAGCAAGCAATTGAAGCCAGGGAAGCACGCGGAACTTTACTGGACTTACAAGAGAATTCTAAAAAGCTTGAAGCGGAACAAAAGAAATTAACAAGCTCTTTTAAACTTCAGAATGCTGAATTAGGAGCAAACGCTAGTGAAGCTGATAAGTTGGAATTAGCACAGAAACAACTACGTCAGCAAATGGAAATGACTGATAGGGTCGTCCACAATTTAGAACAACAATTAAGTGCCGCAAAGCGTGTGTATGGTGAGAATTCCACAGAAGTACAGCAACTTGAAACGAAATTAAATCAAGCGAAAACTACATTGAAGCAATTTGAGAATTCGTTGCATAGTGTCGGTCAAAGTGGTTCCCAAGCCGCAGATGGTATGGAGCAATTGGGTAAGAAATTGGATTTACACAATATGATGGAAGCTACTCAAATGCTACAAGGCGTATCGCAACAGTTAATTGAACTCGGAAAAGCGACTGTAGGTATAGCGATAGACTTTGATAGATCGCAAAGAAAAATACAATCTTCATTAGGATTGACCCAAAAAGGTGCTGAAAACCTGGGTAAGATTTCAAAGGAAGTGTGGAAAAAGGGATTTGGTGAAAGTCTTGAAGAGGTCGATAATTCACTGATAAAAGTCTATCAAAATATGCGGGATGTTCCACATGAAGAATTAAAAGGTGCATCGGAGAATGTCTTAACCCTAGCTAAAGTGTATGATGTTGATTTAAACGAAGCGACACGTGGTGCAGGACAATTAATGAGTCAATTTGGTTTATCAACACAACATACTTTTGATTTACTTGCTGCCGGTGCTCAAGCAGGTCTAAATTATTCGGATGAGTTGTTTGATAACCTTTCAGAATATGCACCGTTATTTAAGCAGGCAGGTTTTACTGCGGATGAAATGTTTACAATCTTAGCAAACGGGACACGTGACGGTGCTTATAATTTGGATTATATCAATGACACAGTTGCTGAATTTGGAAAGAAAGTACAAGACGGTTCAAAAGGAACTGCAGATGCTTTTGCTGGGCTTTCAAAAGAGACTCAAGGTGTTTGGGAAGCTTTTAACAATGGTAAAGCAACAGCCGCTGATGTGTTCAAAGCTGTAATAGGCGATTTAGGAAGTATGGACGACAAAGTCAAACAAAATCAAATTGGTGTTGGATTGTTCGCCACTCGTTGGGAAGATATGGGCGCGAAAGCGGTATTAGGGCTTACTGATGTAAACGGTGGACTTGGTGATGTAAATGGACGTATGGATGAAATGAAAAAACTTCAAGAAGAATCACTTGGACAAAAGTTTCAAAGTGCATTGCGAGAAACGCAAGCAGCACTGGAACCGTTAGGAAAACAACTTGCCGATTTAGCTGCAGATGTTCTTCCGAAAGCTGCAAAAGGAATCTCTGATCTTGCTGAATGGTTTTCTAAGTTACCTGGGCCAGTTAAAGATTTTGTTGCCATTTCTGCAGGCTTGACAATTGCTATTACAGCTATAGGGGCTGCGATAGGTGTGTTATCTTTTGCGTTTGGTGCACTGAGTTTATCATTATGGCCTGTTTTGGGAATTATCTTGGGTCTTTCAGCTGTAATTGCAGGTGTTATTTGGGCCGTAAAAAACTGGGGAGAAATAACCGATTGGCTTTCAAAAAAGTGGTCTGAATTTAAAGATTGGTTTGGTGAATTGTGGGATAGCATAGTTCAAACTTGTGAAGATGCTTGGTCATCCACAGTTGATTACTTTTCTGGAGCCTGGTCAGATTTTTTAAATATGGTAAATGAGTTCTTTGAACCTATCGGTCAATTTTTTGCTGATCTATGGACTGGAATTTCTGATACAGCATCGGAAATTTGGACAGGTATTACTGATTATTTTTCAGAATCATGGTCTTCATTCATTGAATTAGCAGATGGTATATTGTCTCCTTTAGGTGAATTTTTCAGTGGATTGTGGACGGGTATTGTTGAAACGGCAACTTCTATTTGGGATCAATTAAAGACAGCTTGGCAAGAAACCTGGGATACAATACTCACAGTTTTAGATCCGATTATTTCAGCAGTTTCCACAGTTTTAGAAGCAGGTTGGCTACTCATTCAAGCAGGGGCACAAATTGCTTGGGCGGCAATATCTCAATATATTATACAGCCGATCCAGGAAGCGTATGATTGGATAAGTGCGAAAATTGGTGAATTAGTCACATGGCTTAGTACGCAGTGGGAACTTATAAAGGCTGCTGCACAAGTTGCTTGGGGCTTATTTAAACAATATATTACTCAACCTGTTCAAGAAGCATGGGATTGGGTTAAAGAAAAGTTTGGCGATTTAGTTTCTTGGCTAAATTCACAATGGGAAACAGTTAAATCATATACTTCTGCAGCATGGAATCTAGTAAAACAATATGTCATTCAGCCTGTTCAGGAATTGTGGAATGCAACAAAAGAAAAATTGAATGATTTAGCGAATTGGATACTAGGTAATTGGGCCAAAATCCAATCTTATACACTTACGGCATGGAATCTAGTTTATAAATATATTATTGATCCAGTGATTTCAGCTTATAATTCTGCAAAAGAGAAGTTCAATGATATGTACAATACGGCGCGGGAAAAATTTGATTCTGTAAAGAATGCAGCGCAAGAAAAATTTGATGCAGCAAAGAGATTTATCGTTGATCCGATAAAAGATGCGGTAGATAAAGTAAAGGGATTCATTGATAAAATTAAAAGTTTCTTTAGCGATCTTAAATTAAAGATTCCGAAACCCGAAATGCCTAAAATGCCACACTTTAGCCTGCAGACTAGTACGAAAAATATTTTGGGTAAAGACATTACTTTCCCATCTGGTATCGACGTACAATGGCGTGCAAAAGGTGGTATTTTTACTCGACCAACTATCTTTGGAATGAGTAATGGTCAGTTGCAAGGTGCAGGAGAAGCGGGGCGAGAAGCAGTTTTACCGTTGAATAAAAAGACATTAGGTGAGATCGGTGAAGGGATTGCAGCAACGATGTCTACTGAACCAACTGTAATTAATATTTATAATCCTTCAGTGAGGGATGATCGTGATATCGACCGCATGGTCGGAAAAATAGATGATGCACTTGCTCAAAAAGGGCGTAATTCAAAAATAGGAATAGGGAGGACTTAAATTGCTAGACATAGGTATCGATAATCAGTTAGCAAGTGACTACGGAATATGTATAGTAGGGCGCCCTGTTATTCCTACAGCAGAACAAGAAGTAGAACATATTGAAGTGTCTGGTAGACATGGTTCACTTACAAAAAAAGGGGCGTTTAAAGACGTTCCTTTAAAAATAAAGTTCAATATGCTTGAAGAAGAGAATATTAAGCCGTTAGTGCGACGTATGAAGGCTTGGTTGATAAATGGAAAGACATTATATTTTACTGATGATGATGTGTATCGAAAAATTAAGCATGTTGTAGTAGGTGATATTGTAAATGAAATTGAAGAACACGGTGAATTTGAAGTGGATTTTAAGCTAGATCCCTTTGAATATACAGAGGATGTAAATCTAAAGCTCACCAAACCTGGTGTAATTTATAATCCAGGTACAATTGAGTCTGATCCTAAGTTTTGGATTGTGGGAAATGGTACTTTTCGTATAACAATCAATGATGTCTCTTTTCAAATAAAAGATGTGAATGGTTCTGTTGTCATAGACTCAGAAATACTTGAAGCATATACAGATACCATATCAATGAATAATAAAATGGTTGGGCAGTTCCCTATATTCAACGTAGGAGAAAATACAATAGAGTGGTCAGGAGCAATTCAATTCATGGAAATTCGACCTAGGTGGAGATATAAATGATTACTTTATATAAACCAAATGAGACTGATTTTACACACAATGGTATAGGAGCTTTAGATAAAAATATTTATAACGCAACTGTTGAGGAAGAACTCAATGGTTTATTTTTATTTTCATTTAGTTATCCATTGTTTGCACCACGTGGTCTGGAAATAGAGGGAATGAGCATCATTAAAGTTCCAACTCCTGATGGTGAACAACTATTTCGAGTGGCAGCTCCTAAAGTCAGCATGGGTGAGATTACAGCACAATGTTATCACATTTTTTATGACTTAACAGAAAATCTTATTGAAGACATTTTCGCTGAAACAACAAATGGTAATGGGGCTATGAATCGTATGTCAGCAGGATGCCAATACAAGCATCCTTTTCAGTTTTATTCAGATGTACCAAAGATAGCAAGTGCACGTATTGTCCGTAAAAATCCTGTGGAAGCATTATTGGATTCTAGTCAAGACAATTCATTTGTTAATCGTTGGGGCGGCGAATTAAAACGAGATAATTTTGATGTGAAGATGCTACTAAATCGCGGTATGGATCGTGGAGTAGTGATTCGTCATAAGAAAGATTTATTAGGATATGAAGGTAATGTGGATTGGAAAAGTCCCATAACTAGAATCATGCCGCAAGGGTTTGATGGGTTATTTCTTCCTGAAAAGTATGTGGATAGCCCACTTATAAATAAGTATCCTCATCCTAAAATCAAAGTGGTTGAATTTAAACATATTAAAGCAGCTATTGGTGAAAATGCTGACGATGAAGATGCAGTTCCGTTAGAAGAAGCATATAGGTTATTACGCCAGGCAGCTAAGGGTATGTTTGCTATTCAAAAGGTTGATCAGCCTAAAGCAAATTATAACGTTAAGTTTCAGGAGTTATCACAAACGGAAGAGTATAAGGATTATAAGCATTTACAAAGTGTTTATATGGCAGATACGGTTACGGTTGAGCATCAAGAAGATGGTATTGATATAAAGGCGAAGGTAATTGCTTATAAATATGATCCAATAAAAAAAGAGTATCTGGATATAACCATTGGTAACTTCAAAGAATCCTTTACGGACGTTTCCGGTAGGGTTGACCTTGTACAAGAAGAGTTATCAAATATGCCAAGTTCGATATTGGATGCAGCAAAAGCAAATGCTACAAGCCTTATTAATTCAGGATTCGGAGGACATGTCCGTATTTATCCAGATCGTATTTTAATTATGGACACGAAAGATGAAAAGAGTGCGAAAAAGGTTTGGCAATGGAACTTGAATGGATTAGGGTATTCTTCCACAGGGGTGAATGGACCATATGGAACTGCTATTACAAGTGATGGAAGAATTGTTGCTGATTTTATTACTGCAGGTACGTTAAGTGGGAACGTTGTTCGAGGGGGAGAAATAACAGGTTCAACATTACGAACTTCAGATAGTGTGAACTATGTAAATATTTCAAAGCAATTTATACGTTTGTATGAGTCATCTAAAACAAGGGTGTTTGTAGGGTATTACAAAAATAGTAGAAATGAAATACAACCTACTCTTATTTTAGGTGGGGATTCAGATTCCACAGGTGCAAATGGAGCTATTATGGTATACCAATTCTCAGATACAAGTGTTAAATCTGGTGGAATTGGAATTACAAAAGGACTCGATGGCAATGGATACTTGAATGCAGCTTCTTTATACTTTTCGCAAACAGGGAATGCAATGCTTGATGCTGACAAAATGATTGTCCTAAATGCTCAAAGTGATATGAGGTTTAAAGTCAAAGATCAGTTCCGCTTTTATCGTAATGACAACTGGATTGCGAGTATTGGGGTTTCATCTGGAGGGGATACAGATATCATACTTCCAAATGCAATGATACGAAATTCGAGTTACGAAAATGGTTATATTCAAATAAAGACAGCTCTTGGATCATATTATCAAGGAGTAATTGCTTCAGACTTTAAAGTTTCTTCAAAAGAAACATATAAAACCAATATCCGTCCTATTGCATTCAGCGTACTTGAAAAGGTAATGGAATGGGAAATTAAACAGTACAATTTGAAAACTGATATTCCAAAACTGTATGAGATGCGTATGAATCGTAAAGAAGGAGAGCCGATAATTACTACAGATGCAATTCCTACACATTATGGTTTAGTTATTCCAAAAGAAGCAGAAGAAAATGGTGTAGGCTTATACGGAATGCTTTCGCAATTGACGAGCGCATTTCAAGAGCATGTGATAAAAACGGATGCTAGATTGGAAGAATTAGAGCCATTAAAGCCTAAAGGGAATATAAAGCATAGGAACAGAGTAAAACGTCAGAGAAGACCGCCTAGACACGTAAAAAGGAGTAGCTAGAAAGAGGTGTAGTCATGCGAAATGAGGAAATTATTATAGATTTAGCAGATCCTGTGTTTACCAAAACAATTCGTTCTCGGCAGAATGACAAGAATGGATTGAAGCTTACGGTGTACGCAAGAGAAAAAGGAATAAAGCTTGATTTAACAGGATATGCGGTTAAATATGAAGCGACAAATCATACAGGAGTATTTATTCGAAATGATGCCCAAATAGTTGATGCAAAGAATGGCGTATTTGCATACACGTTGTCCTCACAAGCTGTTTCCACATCGGATGATTGGACAGCTTATTTTGTATTCGAAAAAAGTAACGAACGAATGAGTACACCAGACATTCGGATTACATTAAGACGTGATGTGAAAGAAGGGAATATTAAAATCGAAAATTACATTTCTGATTTTGAGATTCTTAAGAAAACGATAGACGAGTTACAGAGAAAATTAAATACAATGGATGTCGTTAAGAAAAGTGGAGACACCATGACTGGCAATCTTTTGTTTGACAGGTCAAGTACAGACAAGACGAACAAAATAGCATTCTCTACGGCAGGAGTGGAAGAGCTCAACTTCTACCAAACAGGCGATGGATATTACGGGATTAGGGATGTTAAAGGAAATCAAGGTGTTTGGGATTATAATCGTAACAATAAAACCTTTAATGTTTCTGCTAATACAAACCTTGTTAAGAAAGATGGCGACATCATAAATGGAATACTTGAATTTAAGATCGATAATGCAATTGTATTAGGTAGCCGCTCGTTTAAAACAGTTCTTCACAAGGGAGCACAAGGGGCCCTTATTATTGCACCCTCAACAGAAGAGCAAGGAGATACTTGGGATTGGTCAAAGCGAGTTGAAATCAAGCCAGATGGTACTATCAAACAAGCAACAGATACAGGGTGGATTAAGCTTCCTACAACTGGGGTAGAGAATGTTGCTAACAGAGATATGAAATATAAGAGAATTGGTGAAAACATTAGTGTAATTGGTTCAGTTCGAAATCCTCAAAATGAGGCAGTATTCGCTACACTACCAGTTGGATTTAGACCCGTACAGCACATTGCTTTTCCAGCGCTGGCATATGGATATACACCCGCGGCTTGTGAAGTGACAATAAAACCTGATGGCGGGGTTTTCGTGAATGGTGTTCCAAACGGAAGTACTGTTCATATTGCAATGAGCTTTTTAATTTAAATATCAGAAATCAAGCGTGCATAAGCAGGCTTTTTTATTTTGCTAAAAAGGAGATGAGAACAGTGGAGGAACAGATTTTCAATTCAATGATTCAACAAGGAGCATTCGCAGCGTTATTTGTGTGGATGCTTTTTACTACGCAAAAAAAGAATGAACAGCGTGAAGAACAGTATCAAAAAGTAATCGAAAAAAACCAGGAAGTCATCGAAGAACAGGCAAAAGCATTTGGTTCACTTTCAAAGGATGTATCAGATATTAAACAAAAAATTATGGGGAATGGTGACGACAAATGAAAAAATCTATTAAATTATTAGCCTCAATTTCTACTGCAGCTATCATTGTATTTACTTCAACAGGTAGTGTCTTTGCTGATCGGGAAATGATTATTCCAGGTTTACCTAAAGTTGAATATCGCAATGGATATGGAGCGTATGAAGGTGTAGTAGCACATTCTACAGCGACTCCTGAAGCGCCTGCTATTAATATCCGAAACTATGAAGCAAGAACATGGCGTTCTGCATTTGTACATTATGCAACAGATTGGGATGAAACAATTCAAATTGCTTCTACTAAGTATCAAGCATGGGGAGCAGGCCCAGCAGCCAATAAACGATTTGTTCATGTAGAGCTCTCTGAAACTAGTGATCCTACTAAATTTAAAAAATCCTATGAGAGATATGTGAAGCTACTCGCTAAGATTTTACGTGATAGAAACATTAATCCATCCATTGGATTGTGGACACATAAAGACATTACGTATAAGCTTGGTGGCACTGATCACGAAGATCCGATTGACTATCTTCGCAGTCATGGTGTATCGGAATCAAAATTCCGTGCTGATGTATTAAAAGCATATAATGGAGATTCTATTTCAGTTAAACCAAAGCCACAGCAACCAAATGAAGTACCTGGTGTTATTAATGAAGTGGGGGTAGCGTATATTGATGGATATAACGTAAATCTTCGCTCTGGTCCATCCACAACAAATAGTGTTATTCGTAAATTACAAAAAGGTGAATCATATAAAGTCTGGGGTAAAGTAGGAAATTGGTTGAATCTTGGAGGAAATCAGTGGGTTTATAACGATTCATCATACATTCGCTATAAAGAAGAATCATCATCTGCGGAAGGTAAACGTGTAGTTTCTAAATTGAATGACTTACGATTCTATTCAAAAGCTTCCTGGGCTGATAGAGATGTTGCAGGAACTGTCGATGAAGGTTTAGGGTTCACTATTATTAATAAAGTATCTGTGGATGGTTCACCACAATATAAGGTAAAGAATAGTAGAGGTAGCGTGTTCTATATTACAGCTAGTTCTTATTATGTAGAAATTAAATAAGAGTATATTGACATTCTATATTTAAATATTGTATATTTTACATGTTGTTTTTTGATAGCGCACTGTTTGTTCTAAACTTTTACTACATTGTTGCTTATGTGATGTAGTGTTATCGAAAAAGAGTTCTCCAACATATATTTTAAAAAATCCCCTTCTATATTTAGAGGGGGATTTTTATTATAAATCAGAAATTCTTCTAACTTGTTTTTTCTTCTTCTTAAAATTCCTTTTATATTCTTTAAATTCTTGCTTATCCACATGAAATTTTTCGCCTGTAGCTACATTTTTAACTAAGTATGTTTTGCATGTGAATTCTCTTATATAGTAAATAATAACTCCTAATATAAGCGATAAACAAAATGTTGGAATAGCTAAGATAATTGCAAGTGCAGCTAGTATATTATCAGTTTTATGATCTCTCTGTAATACTAATCTTTTTCCCGCTGCAGCCTGAGCTTGTTCTAATTGCTGCATGCGTTGTAGCGATGCAATCGTATCATAACTCATGAGAAAACCTCCTTTAAATAATACCTAAATCATACCAATTTCATGTAATACCTGTAAACGTTCGTTTCTAATTCATTGACGAAACAGAACGATTGTTCTATAATTTATGCAAACAAACGTTCTCTCGGAGGTCATCTTATGAATCATTTACTTACATGCTCATTCAATCAAAAAATACCAATTGAATTAATTTATTTAAACGGTTCAGGAGATTTCTCTCAAAGAACTGTAATTGTCAGAAAGATATATGAAGATCGTATATTAGTGTATTGTATGAAAAAACAACAAGTTAGAACGTTGAAATTAACTAATATACTATCTGTTGATAAAGTAAGAACAAAATATCAATACGCTTAAAACGCTCAATGAGGTGATATTATATGACAAACGGAGTACCAAAACCACCAAAGAAGAAAGGTGGTTCAAAAAAGGAACCTAGACCATACATGGATGAATTCGAGCAACAAGAAGCTGCTGAATTAATACAATTGGCAGTACAGGATGATACAGAATTATTATTTACTGTGTATCGAAAATATAAAGAACCCGATATTATTCAAGGTAAAATTGTTAAACTGGAACAACAAATGGGTAGAATTGTAGTGAATGATGGACCGAATGCAATACATAAAATTCAATTCATGGATATTTTAAAAATCGAAACGCCTAGTTAA